GTATTCTGTGGTGTTTGTTTTTGGCCTTGGTCAAGTACACAACATTACAGGTTCGCAATTCCTGCAACTTTCGCTTTGCGACGCGGGGCAACCTTTGCTATCTGGTGTCATTTCATTCGTGACGATATCAGTATGGCGCAATCTAACATTTATTCTGACATGATTGACAGGTATGTCAACGATGAGACGGTGGTTCAGAATCTGTTTATGACGGCTTCTTCTACCACAAAATCGTTGTTGCATGATGTCATCGCTGACCGTGCAGCTAACCACCTTAAAAGTTTGGAGAAAAAACAAAAACAAAAAGAGTTGGTTGATGTGAGAAGGGTTCTGAGTTCTGAGTCTTTGAACGCTTTGTGTTCGTTGTATCCTGAGTTCAATGTCATTACAAGTAACCGTGAACGAGGTAGCCATACTATGGCAGCTGTGTGTCGAACGTTGGAGACTTTGTATATAAAAAGTTTGTTACCTGTGAATGATACTGTTGTGTGGGATGTTGGTGGGAACTGGTTAACGCATGTAAAGTATTCCACTAATCAGGACGTTCATTGTTGTTGTCCTCTGTTGGATTATAGAGATGCTATGCGTAAACAAGAGAGGATTCTGAGTCTTGAGTTGTTTGCTAGAAATGGAAAAGAAAAAACCGAGGAATTCGACGCTTGTTATCAACAGATCAGGAATTTCGAAAATACTCGGCGTACTGCTATAAGTGCTGGGAAGAACGTGGTTATGAATGATAGATATTGTTGTGATGTCTTCCAGAACTGTGCTTATGAACCTGACTCTGGAAAGTTGAGAGTCGCTATGGGCGTGCACAGTGTGTACGATATGACACTTCAAGAGTTAGTCGACGGGTTGGAGAGGAAGAAGATTGAACATTTCATTGGTTGTTTTTTGTTCTCTCCAAAGCTTTTGCTTGGTCAGGAAGAAGGAGAGCTACCATTTGTTAATGGCAGATTCAAAGTGAAGAAAGGGAAGATTCGGTTTTTCTTTCTGGATGATACGACTCATGGTTATGAGCATGACTTAAATGATTATCTTGAATATATCAGAAAATCTTTTGTCGTTGCTAAATGTGGTCATGTTTACATGCTAGAGTTGTTCTCCATGAGGGGTGATACAGTTTTTTTTAAACTGTATGACGTCACCGAATATAGTTTGTCGAAGACTGGTTTCCTTTCCACGCTGCTGCCTACTAGAGACCATGTATTTAAAGCTATGCCCATACCGAATACTGACGAGGTTATTGTACCACTATATTGGATTGAAAATGGAGAAGTAGTGGTTGAGAGGCGTTACCTGCCCAAATCGCTAGTGTGTCGTGGTATGGAATGGTTGATGCGAAATAAGGCGAATGCGTTACAGTATGAAACGTTGTTGAACTATTTAGTATCTACAAATGTTTCTGCTGTTTTTAATGGATGTCAGGTGAGAGAAGGTTTAAAGACAGATCCTTGGATTTTGTGCAAATTGGCAATGACATTGTTGGTGCGTGAGGAATTTAACAGAGAAAAACAGAAGAAGGTGCTTGAGATGCTCAGATTAAGTGGTTCAGAGCAAATTAGTCTGAAGAGAATATTCAAGGGTGTTTTTGAAAAATTTTTTGGAAGTGTTTCTCTAAAGGCTCGCGTCTTGAGGACTGTTGCCCGTTGGTGTGGTGTCGAATTCGGAAGCATGAAGTATGATGTAGATGTGTTGCCATTGTATGTTGAGATCGAAGACAGTATCACGTTGTGGAGAAAAGGTAAACTGGAAGGGATTGAAGCTTATGACATGAAAGATGAAGTGATGCGCTATAATGACAAGAAGCAGGATGTGGAGCGCCTTACCCAGACCCTCAAGGACAAAGTAAGTGAAGATGGATCTGCTTCTGACTCTTCTTCCAGGTTAAAGAAGCTGGCAGCCTTTGCGGTACTTGCAAGTGGAAAGGATACTCCTTTGGGGAGGTTTATCTCATCAAGATCCGCGTCCAGTAATGGGAGTACCGAAACGATTAGTTCCGACCAGGAGACTGTGTCACCAAAAATTTCTGTTCCTGATAGTCCGACAGAAGAAGTTCCGCCCTTGATATTGCCTTATACTGTCAAGAAGCGTTGGGCTGATTACTCGAGTGATAGCAGTGACGACGTTGCAGCAGGGGAAGACTTTATGTCACCGGTGTCAACATTGGTCCTCCGGAGACGTCTACCTGCCCCCCCTGTGTACCCGAATGACGTTCAAGAAGCTGCTTGTCTAGAGTACTTGTGGTATTTGAAGTGCAAAATTGTCTGTGACTTCTCGGCGATGTTTTCTATCGTCTGCGACTTCAAGGATCAGCTGTTACATGATGGAAGGTGTGAGTTCCCAAAGAATGCCTTCTTTTTGAAGGTGGGTGCTGAGACAAAATGGGCGTTGAAACGTCCCACTTCTCAGCAGGTCGGACACCAATACTGTGTGAAATTTTCTGAGAATGATGATCACATGGAGTTGACCCCCGTTAGTTGGAAAAAGCAGAACGATGAAGTGCGTAGTATTTTCCCTCAAGGATTGAGCGATGGGTGGTACATGTTTTCTGACTTGACTTTTTTGATGAATGAGTGGTTAATTTTCAACAAGTTGGTTGCTATGTACCCTACTCTTCAAAAAAACCAACTAAAAGTTAGGTTGATTGATGGAGTACCTGGTTGTGGAAAATCTACCTGGATTTTGAATAATTGTGATCTTGATAAGCAGGTTGTGCTGGCTGAAGGAAGAGAAGCGACCGATGATCTGAGAAAGAGATTCACTGAAAAGGGGTTTCCTAGAAAGCGTTGTGAGGAGAGGGTGAGAACAGTGCACTCCTTTATGCTTAAACCCTTGACGCGTGGTTTCAATTCTTTTCACTTTGATGAAGCTCTCATGGCCCATGCTGGTATGATTTATATTTGCGGGCGTATGTTGAGAGCTAGGGAAGTGATCTGTCAGGGTGATTCTAAACAGATCCCTTTTATCAATCGCGTTGAACAGATTACCTTAAGGTATGCTTCGTTTAATGTAGTTGAAAGGGAGTATGTTAGAAAGACTTACAGGTGCCCATTGGATGTCATCTATTACTTAAATAAAAAGAGATACTATCAAGGTGATGATATCGTAGGGTTCTCAAAGACAACACATTCTGTTGATACAAAGTCAAAAACTTCTGGATTCACCTCTTTGGTGAAGCTTCCGAAAGAACCTGTGCATTATTTGACATTCCTGCAAGCTGAGAAAGAGGAAGTTGCTAAACATTTGGCGGGAGTGAAAGGTGCTACGGTGTCGACTATTCATGAGGCGCAGGGGAAGACGTTTGAATGCGTAAATCTGGTCAGGTTGAAAATGACAGACAATGAGTTATATCCTGGAGGGGCAAAGGCAGAGCCTTACACAATTGTTGGTTTGACAAGGCATACCAGAAGTCTTGTCTACTATTCTGTTGTTGAAGACAGGCTTTATGAGGATATCTCTGCGTTGAAGGATGTGATGGAGGACCAGTTGCTGAAGTGCTCTCACTCTGAGCAGACCAAATGACGGTTTGGGTCAAAGTTTGAGTCCATCGTGGTAGCAGATAGAAAGGTCATGGCCCCTGATGTTGGGGATCTTGTGACCATTCAAGACTTGTACGATCGGACTTTCCCTGGTAATTCCACTTTGGATTCAAGCTTTGACGGGTATACTGTTGCTTCTTCTAACCTAGAGTTAGAGATTTCTAACTGTAAGATTGCACCTAACAAGTCTATTAGAGGGTTCCAAGAAAAGATCTGTTTCTCTCCGAGATTGAGGACCGCTATGCCTGAGAAGCGTCAAGGTTCCTTTGCGGAGTCTATTTTGGCTCTGCGTAAGAGAAATATGGCGTGTCCCAGACTTCAAGAGTCTGTGAATGAACATCAGATAGTTGATGATACACTGGCGAAAGCTTTTTCTTGTTATTTCTCGGACTCTTTTGTGGATCAAAGTCCGTTAATAACAGATGAGGCTGCTCTTAGGTGGTGGGAAAAACAATCAACCACGGCAAAAAATCAAATGCTCGCTGATTGGCGTTCTTTGGATCAAATTGATGTGTGCACGTACAACTTTATGATCAAGAATGACGTTAAACCGAAGTTGGATTTGACACCCCAAAGTGAATATGCAGCTCTTCAAACTGTTGTCTATCCTGAAAAAATAGTAAACGGTTTGTTTGGGCCGATAATTAAGGAAATCAATGAACGGGTGTTGTCAGCTCTTAGGCCAAATGTGTTTGTTAACACGCGGATGACTTCTGAAGAGTTGAGTCGCACAGCCGAGTATCTTTTTCCAGGTGACGAATTCGAGGTTGTTGAAATTGATTTTTCCAAGTATGACAAGTCAAAAACTTCATTGCACATCAGAATGGTTATAAGACTTTACGAGCAGTTTGGTCTTAATGGTTATATGAAGTATCTATGGGAAAAATCACAAACTCAGACAGTCGTCAAAGATAGAAACTATGGCGTTGAAGCTTACATCTTGTACCAGCAGAAATCAGGCAACTGTGACACATATGGTTCTAACACATATTCTTCTATGTTTGCATTGCTTGACTGTTTGCCAATGGAAAAAGCTGTATACTCTATCTTTGGTGGTGATGACTCTTTAATTCTTTTTCCAAAGGGGACTGTTGTTAATGACCCTTGTGGTCGTTTAGCTTCTCTGTGGAATTTTGACTGTAAATCAATGAAATTTAAAGTTCCGGCTTTTTGTGGTAAGTTCATGATTCCAGTTGCCGGCAGGTACCGTTTTGAACCCGACCCTTTGAAGTTGATAACAAAGCTGGGTAACAAGACAATTGCTATCGAAGGAAAAACCAAGGCTGAGGTGAGACGTAACGGTTCTAAACTTTTGTCTGAAATTTACGTGTCTATTTGCGATAATTATAAAAATTTTGATGACGCAAGAGTTTTAGACGCTTTGGCTTATGCTTTGGTAGACAGATACAAACCTGACATTTGTCCGAAAGCTGCCTTGTATAGTTTGAGTAAGTTTTTGAGGTCTTTTGAATCCTTCTGTGAATTGTTCGATATTTATTACGAAGGTGAAAGATTAGGTTTTGATTTCGTTCCTGTTACTGTTCGGAAAGATTATGAGTGGTAGACTATTGACCTTTTCGGTCTTTAGTCGTTGTTTTGTGTTTCTGTGTTTCCTTTCTTTTGTGATGGCGAAATCAGACTTCTTTCGTGAGGAACGCAAACGCAGGGTTGCGATCTTAGGTGAACAAGCTGTTTGTAAAGTCAACGGAGTGCCTGGCTACTCTTGTGGTATGCCACCCGCTGTAGAGCAAGTGTTTGTACCGGTGGATAATGAAGAGGAGGCTTACATGCTTGTGTTCCCATATGACGGTTGCTGTGGAGAAAAACACTATAAGCTGTATAACTCACTCGCGGATATCTCTGATGACGATTTGAAATTGCAATGTTTGGAGAGACAGCGGGAGACTTTGTTGACGAACTTCCAGAAGAAACTGAAAGATTACGACTCTGCAATTGCGCTACTTAGTGAGAAGTTTAAAAAGTTGCGTTCTAAGATGTAAAGAATTCAGAATCCCTTCTAAAAGAACAAAAATGATTATGTCGAGCCTGATCAGCTCGAGGCGGTGCGAGCCATAGAGCACGGTTGTGGGTTTAAACTTAAAACCCTCTAGTCTCACTTCCTAGTCGTTACAAGGTTAATTGCAAAAAACCCTTGTATCTGATTATAATGGGAGTGCCGACAAGATGTCGGGAGTGTCAAGACGCGACACTTAGTGGCTGGCGTAGACTGCTGGTGCGCGAACTCATAGAGTTCGCGTAGGTGCAAATCCCCCGCCGATACGGAGCGATATCCGTCCCA